GTATCTTATACTGGTTTTTACCAGCATATTCAGCGTAACATTTTTTAAACAAAACTTTTTTAATTATAGGTTATTGTTAAAGTTGAGGTTTTGTCAGACCCGGGGGTTTGCTTTTTTTTTGAGGGGGTGGTGCTTCACCATACACTTCTAAAGGTTTTTCAACTTCTACTATTTTTTCTACCTCAATTATTTTTTCTACAGGTACTTCAACTATTTTTTCTACTACTTTAACTTCTTCTTTAACTTCGGGACGTAACTTAGCAAACGCAAAGTTAGCAGCTACTACTAAAGATATGGCCAAAGGATCAAAAACAAAAATTATTACTAAAAGAAGATAATTTATTATTTTATCCATACCTAAACCAGTTAAACCTGATAGGTATTTGAGTGGGCCTAATTCACTTCCAATTTCACTATTTGTTTGAACTTCTACTATTTCAGTTTCATATTCAAATAGTTGTTGGTTTAAGTTATCTACTCTAGTGTTAATTTCAGTTTGACGTTCAATTGCTTGGTCTAACTGTTTTTCTAATGCTCTACGAGTTGAACTTGAAGTGGTTGTTATTATTTCGCCAGTTTCAGGGTCCTTATACTGTATTACATTGTTAGATAAGCCATCTCGCAATGAAGCCACGGCACTATTAATAGAGGTTTTTTCTTCATTGTATACAACAAGTTGTTCTTTTACGTTGTCTCTTTTAGTCTCTATAAGAGCAATTTGAGAATCAACATTTCCTGCTAATGCTGCTGTTTCTTGGTAAGCAGCAGATAAAAAACCATAAATACCAGCTGAAGTTATTAGTACAAGAACTATACATGCTATACTTAGATAGGTTCTAAGTACTTTATTTATAGAATCCCAATATTGATAAAGTAAAGAAGCTATTACAAGTTTAGAAATTTCCAATGAACCCGCCATTATAAGTACCTCAGTTGAAGCACCAGCAAACAATTTACTCAATCCTGTAACTGAATAAAATGCTGCTGATGCCGAAACTGATAGGGCACTTAAGGCTATAATAAAAGGAAATATTCTTTCTTGTAGCTTCTTAAGCATTAGTTTTGATTATACATATCAAGATACATCGCCTTAGATGCATTTCCTACTTTCCTCCCAACTTCAGCACCATCAACTGTGAGAATTACTGTTGGGATGTTACGAATTCCAAATTGTTGGGAAATTTCGGGATTTGCATCTACGTCAATTTTTTGTACAGAATAACCTTCATTATTCAGTTCTTCCATTACGGGACCTAACATTCGACAAGGTTGACACCAACGGGCTGAGAAGTATAAAAATTTTTTCATTTGTTTAGTTTTTAGTTTTAAATTCCCAAATATAACCATAAGCAGTTTTTTGATTACCTCTACAACAGGCACCAATACCATCACTATTAGGTTTGTTCATATATATTTGAGCTTCTTTTTGTGATTTAAATTCTTTAATTAAGTTTTTATCTAGATCATATTGGAGAACTGGTTGGTCAAGCCATGTTACAGGTCTTTCTTTAAGGAAATTTCTAGTTTCTTTAATTTTTTGTTTATGTTCCTTGCTAAAAGGTTTTCCTTTATTTGCCATAGAAATTCCAGTTCGTGATTGTGATATTTTTTTATTTCTAGAAGGTGTAAAGATTTTATTTTTAGTTTGTTGTGACATGCAATCCGGTCCTCCTCCCCCTTCATTTTTATTTAGTAAATTATATCCTAAATCTTTGTATTTTTTAATATAATATTTTTCCCAACGTTTCCAGTTTTTAACTTCACTTATGATAACCATTTCAATGTTATGACCATAAGTTTGTTTATGATTATAAAATCTAAAATGTGGTTTTCTTGATTTACCAATATAAAAGGGTTTATTGTCTCCGTTATGTAAGTAATATATTTTGGTGTGTTCCATGATTATACATATGTGCAAACTCAAGGAACACACCAAAAATCATACTAATTCTTCGATTATACCTACAGCTTCACTTACAATAAGTAAAGTAGTAGCAGTTATTAAATTGAGGGGTATAAATATATAACCCACTATTCTAATTCCAGATTTCAAAAATGAAATCCTACGATGCCATTTTTGATCTGGCATTTGTTCTATATTTTTCATGTTTTTGTTAAAATAAGTGCCTCTAAGAGCTTCTGTTAACCCATCAGACATTTTTTAATTCATTTTCAGTAAAAAATTGTTTAAGGTCAGGACGGAAATAATTAATATTTTTCATCACTTTTCTGTCATGCGATCTGTAAACAATGTATTTATCACCAACTTTTTCATAGTGACAGGGCGTACCTTGTTCCTTGGAGCGTTGTTCGACAGTCGCTTTGGCTTCTTCCTCAGTTGAACAAGCTTTTGATAAATTTGATGCTTGGACCTCTTGATAGGCTGGCCAAACTTTATCCTTAAGACCGTGTAACATAGCTCCATTCCCCAAGGACACATAAGTAATATCACACAAAGCATCCAAAACCTCAACGATGTCACCTCGTTCACATGCTTCTCTATACTCCTCAAGTTCTTCCAAGACGAAGTTGTATACAAACTCCCATTCTTTCTTTTCGGGTATTGTCGGCTCATAATTGTTAGGTTTGTTCATTAAGTCATTAAACTCTTCTACTTCACTCACGAATGGAACTGGTAAGTTAACCTTCATATCTGTAAACATTTCTAACTGGTAGGGATCATAATGTGGTGTCCCTTGGGGTTGGGTATAAATATCTGTTGGTTTATCCATGATTATTAAATTTGGTGTCCCCCATTATTAATCTTCAAACTATCAAAAAACTCTTTACGAGCATTATTAGTGTCATCTCTAAAAGCACCTGATGCTTTTGTAGTAACCATAGCAGCACCTGCGTGTTTGATACCTCTACAACTTACACAATTATGTGTAGCAACTACTGTAACAATAACTCCTAAATTACCTTCACATACTTTATCTACTGCTTGATGAATAGCTGAGGTTAATTGTTCTTGGATTGCTCCTCGTCGACCAAAGTGTTCGACAATCCTGTTGAGTTTAGATAAGCCAATGACTCTTCCGTCTTCACCAGCAATATATCCAATATGGACGACCCCCCTAATAGTTTGGTGATGGTGAGAACACATACTAGTAAGAGGAATATTACGCTCAATAATAACCCCATCGTACCCATCACTAGGGAATGAAGTAATTTCTGTGAAGTTGTCATAACGACCTTTCCAAAGGTCATGAACATAAGCTTTAGCCACTCGGCGTGGGGTTTCCATTGAATTTGGGTCATTTCTCCAATCACATTTTAAAGCATCTAAAAATTTACCAAAAGCTTCAGTAGCTTCTTCAACCATTTGAGATTTATCATCCTCACTCAAAGGGAATCCACTTGCAACTCCATTAGCAAAACCTTCAGATACACATTCGATATCAGTGTACTGTTTTCTACGTTTATTTTCCATTTAAATTGTATAAATTGTTCCTAAATTTCTGTTATGTCCATTTTCATCATCCATGCCATATCCTATGTACCAAGGATCAAACATCGAATCTGTTGGTTGATATAAGATATAAAAAACTTTATCAAAATCCCCGCTTTCCTTATAAATTGTTACAACAGGTGTAACTGATTTAGGTTCTTTAACTGAGAGGAATTTAGTAACGGCTTTCATAGTATTACCTGAATCTAAAATATCGTCTACAAGGTAGACGTGTTTGCCTTTAATTTTGGTTTCTAAATCTTTAGTAACCACTAGATCCCCTTGTTTTCTACCTAAATATGATTTACAACGAATAAAATCAATTTCAATAGGAATATTAATTTGTTTTACTAAATCACTAAAGAACATAAATCCACCATTTAGAATACAAACAAGTACTACAGGTGTTGGGTCATTTCTATGTTCATCATTTATTTTTTTAGCTAGAATTTTAATTTGAATATCTAGCTCTTTTTCAGTTATAGCTTTTTCCATGTTGTAAATTTAATGAGTTTTCCACCCATTATCAAGTTTAGTTTTAACTCTTTCTGAAAGAGGGATGGGGTTTCCTTCTTCATCTATGCGAACAAATTTTATATTTGTACTTAAAACTACAGATTGTTGTCCTGTGTAAACATTATGAGCTCTTGCTTCTAATGTTAAAGTAATTGAAGTACTACCCGTTTCAGCTACTTTACCATAAATTTTAAGCATTTGTCCTTCTCTAGCGGGTTTTTTAAATACACATTTATCTATAGCAATAGTTACCATTCTAGGAGTATCACACACTTGAGCAGCAAATGCTGCTCCTGCTGCATCAATCCACGCTAGCAATTTTCCTCCAAATAAATTTTTATGAAATCCTAAATCAGATTTTTTTACGGGATGTGTTGTTATAAGTTCCATATTATTAAACATACTATAAAAAAATAGCTACTCCCAATTAAGGGAGTAGCTACCTCTAAATTTTTAATACAATTAACTCTTAAAGGTTTTTAGAATTTTAAGCCGAAGCCAATTCTTAAGTTTGTAGTTCTAGTTACTGTATTAAATACCACTTGAGGGTCTAAATACAAATTTCTTTCGGTGGTAAATAATTTACCTACACCCACGTTCAAACCAAAATCACTAGTTAAATTCTGAGTTTCAGCATAACCATAGAAATTAGTAAAGAAATAACGAGCATGGATGTCTATATTCATGTCTCCTGCTACAGTAGTACCTGTAGAATCAACAGTAGTTCCTTGGTTTAACGATAAACCCATCATAATGTCGTCACTAAAAGCGTATCCAACACTAGGGGTTAAAGCTAAATCAGTCCAAGATGTACCAGAGATATCACCGGTACCTAAGTACCAATCTCCTTGAGCATTTTGAGCATTGGCTGTAAGGGCCATACCTAAAGCTAATGTAAGGGTTAAAAATAAATTTTTCATATAATTTGGTTTTTGTGTATAACTTGGTTAATTGTATTAAAGTTATTTTAATCTCTATCCCAAAGTTTATATTGGGTTTTGCCATTTATTCTTTGGGCAATTTTTATTTTTTTCTCTTCTTCTCTACCTGGGGCGATTGCTACATGCACCCAATTTGGTTCATATTCGTCTCCAAATTCCCAGATTAATTCTGTAAATGGTAAATTATCTTTAATATAATAAAATACATCACAATTAGATACTCCTTTATTTCTACCATCTTGGTCTAAATCAAGTGCCATTCCAAAACGATGAAAACTGGTTTTAGAGCCGCCAATAGCTGTGTTTAATTCTTCACCTCTGTATCCACTAGAGACGTAGATAGGGACTTTAAAATATTCTCTAATTGGTTGGAATATTTTTTCAGCAACATATTTTAAATTTTCAATATGTTTTTCAGTAGGGGTATTATCAATATCTCTACGTAAAGCTGTTTGTGAGTATGTTACCTCACTAAGTGATAAATTTTTACTTAGTTTCATATTCTAATGCTTTTGAAATAATTGGAAATTGTTTTACAAAATGTTTTTTAATTTCTTTTGCAATCATTTGAATTTCTTTTTGTGCATGTTCATCATCTCGTAATTCAAGAAAATGAATCCAGCTACGAATACTTCCAGTCATATGGATTTTAGTAGTAGTAGCAAGTGGGAGAACCATACGAGCTTGTTCACGTGCTACACCTGCTTTTAAAAGCTGATTATAAAGTTTATGAGCACTACTTAAAAAAGTATTGACCATATCATTAGCAAGTAATGAACCTCCTTCAACAGGAATTTTAGGATCAATTACTTTAACTGAGCTTTGTCTGTTGTCTTCACATTGCGAGCGTAATTCGATGGGTTCAAATATAGTGTCCAAACGATTAACATCTTGATATCGTTGGCTAAACTCTTGAAAAGAAAAGGAACGGTGACGGATAAGTTGGATTCCGATGGCTTTGGAAGTTTCAATCTCGAAGGTCGCGTGCCCGTGCTCAAACGGTGACCAGTGCTTGTGACGTACCAAGTATGATAAAAGGCCTTCTGGTTTATCTTTCTTATTCTTACGTGAACTAGATACACGTGCAACCTCCACAATGTGGTCTTCAGCGTTTGGAGTAACATTTAGTAAAGTAACTTTCATTTGGTTTTAATAAATTTTATATAAACATATAACCTATTTATTAAATATCCAAGTTTACCTAAAAATTGTTATGTATCCTGATTTTTGGAAAGTATTTGTAGGGTTATATCCCACCCCTTTAACAGTATAAACATAAACTCCATCTGCTATATAATAATTTCCTTTAGAATAAGAACCAACCCATACTTCTCCTGGTATGTTTGATTCCCATACTAGTTGACCCCACCTATTGTAAATTGAAATTTGCCACTCTAACCAGCATGAAGGATCTGTTACTAAAGTCCATATATCATTTACACCATCATTATTAGGAGTAAAAGTATTGGGAGCAAATACACCCGCGCAATTATCTTCATAAATACAACTACCATCATCAATTGTAGCTTCTGGATTATAATTCAAGGCATCGGGATCTGTACATCCATAAACGTCGTATTTACATGAGCCATTATCTACGTTAGCTTCTGGGTTGTAGTTGTAAGCTTCAGGGTCAGTACAACCCTCTATAGGAAGGACACAACATTCATCTACAGGAACACAAGTGGTATTAGCATCAGGGTTATAATTTAATGCTTCAAGTATCATACAACCTACAATTACAGGTATGCAACTACCATCGTCTACTGTAGCAAGGGGGTTATAATTAAATGCTGTTTCATCAGTGCATCCTAAAATATCATATTCACATTCTCCAGGGGTATCTATAGTAGCTTCAGGATCATAGTTAGAAGCTTCAGGGTCCATACAGCCAGCACACGATTCAAAATCACAACTATTATCGTTTACTGTTGCTTCTGGGTTGTAATTGCATGCTTGTTCTATAGTACAACCAGGAATTTCAACAGGTTCACATTGATCATCGTATAAAACACCATATACTTGTGAATTATTTGATATAGCATCATCAAAACCCCACTCATACCAAGAGTTACTACTTTCACCATTAACATGTAGTATGTGGATACTCACAGTAACATCCCAATCATATATATTAGGCCAATCTTGTATATAAGTTTCACCAGG